CGCCTCCGGCCCGGGACTCGTCGGGGCGCGAGAGGATGGACGCGCGAGGACGAAAAGCTCCTCCGGGAGCTGTGGCCGTCGACCTCCGAGCGGACGCTGCGACAGCAGCTCCGGCGGACCTGGAACGCGATTCGAAAGAAGGCCGACTCACTCGGGATCGGTCACCTCCGCTGGCAAGGCTACGAATCGCCCGCGGCCGCGGCGCGGCGCGCAGGGTACTCCCGCGACCTCCTCCGGAGGATTTTGACCGCGTGGAACGCCCATTATCAGGGGTTTGCTCTGGAGGAGCGCGCGGAGCTCCCCAATCCCTCGCTCCGTCCGGTGCGCACGCATTTCGGAGCGAACGCAGGAAAGAAGTACCCGCGGCGGGTGGAGTCGGGCACCGTCGACCTGGCGGTCGCGTGGTGGTGCGGGCTCGAGACTCTGGGCGAGGCGTGCGACCGACTCGGGATGCGCCACCTCCCGCCGGGAGGAGCGAGCGCCGCTGGCATCCGTCGGAATGACCGCCACACGCCGGAGGAGTGGGATCGCCTCCTCCTCGCCCTCCGCCGTCGCCCTGGGACTGTCGCCGCGCGGGCCCCGCGGGAGGTGGCAGCGTGACCGCGGAGGACGTCGCCGCAGTCCTCGAGGCGCTCCGGGACCGCCTCGCGGCGCGTCTCGCGGCCCCGCGACCGGCCGTGGCCGCGGGTCTGTCGGAGGAGGCCCTCCGTCGCGCGGAGGTGGCCCTCCTCCTCGAGCGCGTGGCCGTCGGCCGCGCCACCGCGGAGGAGCTCGAGACTGACCTCCTCCACCCTCACCTCGCCGGAGGCGCTCGAGCTCCTCGAGGCGGGCTGGACGCCATCGCGGCGCCGCGAGGGGACTTGGGACGATCCGACCGGAAAACACCGCGACTGCCCGCAGTGGCGGGCGCTGGCGATCGCGCGGAGGGACGCGCGGAGGGACGACCGATGACTCTCATTAGCCTCGAAAAAACTCCGTGGCCGTGGTTCGGCGGCAAAGCCGACGCGGCCCCCGCCGTGTGGGCCGCGCTAGGCGACGTTGACCACTACGTTGAGCCATTCGCGGGCTCGCTCGCGGTGCTGCTGCGTCGTCCGCACACCGCAAACCGCACCTATTTTTCGGAGACCGTCAACGACCTCGACGGGCTGCTCTGCAACGCCTGGCGCGCCATCGCACGCGACCCCGATGCGGTCGCGGAGGCCGCCTCGTGGCCCGTGTGCGAGGCCGATCTTCACGCGCGACACCTCGCCCTCCTCGCGTGGCGCGCGGCGGGCAACGCGGAGCGGCTCATGGCCGATCCCGATTTCTTCGACGCGAAGATGGCGGGCTGGTGGGCGTGGGGGCAATCCTGCTGGATCGGCAGCGGATGGTGCAGCGGTGCCGGGCCGTGGATCGTCGGTGACGATGGGCGAATCACGAAGCGGTCGAAGAGCGGTGGTGTCCATCGCAAGCTCCCGCACCTCGGCAACAACGGCCGAGGTGTGAACCACGCCGGGACGCGCGAGGAGGGTGTCGCACGGCAGCTCCCGCACCTCGGCGACGACGGCCGCGGCGTGAACCGTCCGCAGCTGCGAGAGGAGGGCGTGGGAGCGGAGTCGGAATTTCACCCGATGACGATGCCAGAGCTCACCCGTTGGCTGCGGTTCCTGTCCGCGCGGCTGCGACACGTCCGCGTGCTCAATGGGGACTGGACGCGCGCGTGTACCAGCGGCGCGTTGCAGACCCTGCCGGTGCGACAAGGCGGACACGCGGGCGTTTTCCTCGACCCGCCATATGCGGATGAGGTGCGTACGGGAGGTCTTTATGCGTCGGACAGCGGCACCATTGCCAGCGACGTGAGGCGGTGGTGCAAGGTCAACGGGGACAACCCCAAGCACCGCATCGTCCTCGCGGGCTACGACACGGAGCACGAGGAGCTCGAGGAGCTCGGATGGACCGCGGTCGAGTGGTACCGGGAAGGGTTCTTGAAAGGCGGCATGGCCCAACAGTCCGCGAGGGGCACACAGCAGCATCGGGAGCGACTGTGGCTATCACCGCACTGCCTTCGCCCATCGATCGCGCCGCGGCAGGGATCGCTTTTCGACCCCTAACCCTCCTCCTCCCGGGCCCTCGAGCGGTCGCCGGACGCGGACGCGCGGCGGAGTCCGAACCTCCCAGCGCCCCCGCCACCGGCGCCCCCTCGAGGGCCTCGCGGTTTTGCTGGACACGTCCAGCGCAAGACCGATATAACTGCGGCATGAGACCGACTCCGATCATGTTGGCAGACAGAGACCGCGTCCTCCTCGACGCGGAGGCGGAGCGCACTGGAACGTCGCGGGCTGCGATCGTCCGGAGGCTCGTCCGAGAGCACCTCTCAACCCCTCGCGCGCGCACGGCGGAGGAGTCTGCGCGGTGACGTGGACCAAACTGGACGACGGGATCTTCGACCATCCGCGGATGCTCGTGGCTGGTGAGGACGCGGCCAACCTGCACGTGCGCGCGCTCGTGTGGTGCAACCGACACCTCACCGACGGTCGTCTTCCGGCGGAGGCGCTTGCGGTCCTGACGCGCAAGCGCACGGCGGAGGAGTCCGCTTCGGCGCTCGTGCGCGTCGGCGCTTGGGAGACCCATCCGGAGGGTGGCTGGACGGTGCGCGGATTCCACGAGCACAACCCGACCGCGGAGGAGGTCAAGGCGCGGCGCGCCGCGCTGCAGGAGAAGCGATCGGAGGCTGGACGGCTCGGCGGAATCAGGTCGGGTGAGACGAGAGGCGCGAAGCAACGAAGCAAAGCGCAAGCAACGCACGAAGCAAAAGCCTCAAACGACGGGAAGCAAAGCGCAAGCACACTCGAAGCACGCGTCGAAGCCCCGTCCCGTCCCGTCCCGGAGGGAAAGGAGGAGGAGGCGGCACCGACGGCACCGACGGCACCGGCGGCACCTGCACTGCGGGACAACCCGCTCGAGGTTCTCGCCCGCGCCAGCGGAGGACGGGTGGGCCCCTTCGCGGCGGCGGCGGACCAGGTGGCCCTCGCGACCGCGCTGGCGGACCTTGGGATCGTCGGCGCGGAGCTAGAGGCCTTCGGTCGCGCCCTCGCGGGAGACGGCGCGGCGAGGCTGTGGCCGCGGTCCGAGCCCGCGAAGGGGCGGCGCTCGCTCACGGTGGGATTCTTTCTGGGCCGCGACTGTCGAGCGCGGATGTTAGTTGACGGCGTGACGCGCTGGCGCGAGAGTGCGGCCGTTTCGGCGGAGCCGCGGCGCGCGGCGCTGGCGAACGCGCCGGTGAGTCGCGAGGAGTCGGAGGCCGCGTTGGCCGCGGCACGAGCACGGAGAGCGGCGGAGAGGGCCGCGGAGAGGTGAGAGCGATGGGAGAGCACGAGCACGAGCACGAGACGGCCGCGGGGCCCTGCGATGCCGCGGCGGAGAGGGGAGTCCTCGCGGCCCTCCTCCTAGACGGAGGCGGAGCCGGAGGCCTCGCGCACCGCCTCGCGGCGGACCTCCGGCCGGGGCACTTCGGCGACCCGGTGCGAGCGGAGATTTTCAGCGCGGCCGCGGCCGTCCTCGCGCGGGGCCCGCTGGACGTGGTGCTCCTCGCCGCAGAGCTCCGGTCGCGGGGGCGACTCAACACGATCGGCGGGCCGCAGGCCCTCGGAGAGCTCACGGATGACGTGGTGTCGCTCTCCGCGGCGGAGGCATGGGGCGCAATCGTGCGCCGGGACGCGCGGGCGCGGGCCGTGATCGCGGCCGCGACCCGGTGCGCCGCGCGGGCGCGGACGCCGGGAGAGGAGGATCTTGCGGGCCTCGCGCGGGCCGTGGTCGACGCGGCCGCGGAGGACAGCACCACGGAGCTCGAGTCGCTGGCCTCCGCCGTGGAGGAGGAGGAGGCGCGGCTTTTCGGAGACGCGCCCTCGGACGTGGTCGGGACGGGTCTCCGAGACCTCGACCGGGCCCTCGCGGGAGGTCTGTGGCCGGGCCAGCTCGTCGTGCTCGGCGCAAGGCCGTCCGTTGGCAAAAGCGCCCTCGCCCTCCTCCTCGCCCTCGAGGCCGCGCGCCGGTGCGAGGGCACCGGCGGGTGCGTGTTGTATCTCTCCCTCGAGATGCCGCGCCGTGACCTCGCGGCCCGCGCGGGAGTGCTCCTCGGGAGCGACGGCTCCGCGCCTCCGCTCTCCCTTCAGCGCGTGCGAGACCGCGCCCTCCGCGACGCGGAGGTGCATCGCTACGGACGCGCGTTGGGAGCCGTCGCGCGGCTCCCGCTCCTCGTGGTGGACCGCCGCGACCTCCGCCCTTCCGCCGTCCGCGGCCTCGCCCTCCGCGCCGCGGCGCAGCACGGCCGGGTCTCGCTCGTGGTGGTGGACTACCTGCAGCTCCTCCGGGCAGAGGTGCGGTCGGACTCGAGGGAGCGCGAGGTCGCGGAGGTCTCCCGGGCGCTCCAGGCCCTCGCGGGAGAGCTCGGGTGCCCGGTGCTCGCCCTCTCGCAGCTGAATCGCAAAGCCGCCGAAAAAGAACGTCGCCCGACGATGGCCGATCTCCGGGAGTCCGGCGCGATTGAGCAGGACGCGGACGTGATCCTCCTCCTCCACCGGGAGGAGGGAGACCGCGCGCGGCCGGTGCTCCTGGTCGAAAAGCAGCGCAACGGCTTGGCACCGCAGGAGCTCCCGCTTGGGTGGATCGCGGAGGCCGCGCGCTTTGCGGACGCCGGAGCGATGGGCGGAATTGACGTTGCGGAGGACGCATGGTCCGCGTGAAGGACGCCATCTCCGGCCTCACCGCGCGCCAGCGCGAGGCCCTCGCCGCGAGGCAGACGGACCCTCGCTCCGCCGCAGCTCTCCGCGCTCCAGCGGGCCCGCGCGCGCGCTCCTCGAGGAGCCCGACCGTGCACGGGACCGCCCGATGGGAGGGCGGAGCAATCGCGGTCGACCTCCCGGGCCTCGCCCTCCTCCTCTCGCCCAACGCCCGATTCCACCGCCTCGCCGCGGCCGTGATGCGCGCGAAGGAGCGCGAGGTCGTCGCCCGTGCGCTCGCGGCGCTCGAGGGGTGCCCGATCCCTCCGCGCCCGCCATGGCACGTCGAAATCGTGCGCGTCGGCCCGCGCACGCTGGACGATGACAACGCCACCGCCTCCGCCAAGGGAGTGCGGGACGCCGTCGCGGCATGGCTAGAGGTCGACGATGGAGCCGTTGACCTCGTGCGGTGGACCGTGCGCCAATCGCGAGGCCACTTCGGGGTCACCATCCGGATCGGAGGACATAAACCGTGAGCCCGCAACTCTGCGTCTTCTGCGGCGCGTTGCCCGCCGCGCGCCGCGGCGCGTGTTGGACGTGTCGGAAGAAGCTCGACTCGGGAGAGCTCCTCCCGCCAGCGCGGCCCGGGCCCGCTCCAGCTCCTCCCGCGGACCACGTCGCGGCCTTCGCCCGCGCCCTCACGCCCGATGCTCGGGAGCGGCTCCTCGCGGCGCTCCTCGCGCCTCCTCCTCCCGCTCCCTCGCCCGCGCCGTCGGGCCCCTCGAGGACGGTGCGACGTGACGGCTGACTCCCTTCCCTCCTCCTCCTCCGGAGACCTCCAGTGACCCATCGCCTCTCCACCCTCGAAGTTCAGCTTGCGGCGCTCCGCGCGGAGGTCGACGGCCTCCGAGACTCGCTCGCTCGCCTGCAGTCCGACCATCACGGCCTCGCGACCCGCGTCCGCCTGGAGGCAGACCTCGCCGCGGAGTGGCGCGCCGCCCGCCTCCGCTCCTCGGAGGGATGGGCGTGGGCGGAGGCCGCGCTGGAATGGGAGGCCCGCGCCCGCTCCGCCTCGCCGGAGGTCGCCCCGCCAGAGTCCCCCGCGGAGGAGGTGGACCGTGACCGCGCGTGATCACACCTCAAACCCGCGAAAGCACGGCGGAAACGAGCGCAAGCCTGCGTCTGCGACCGGGAGTGTGACATCACGGGTCACCACGCCGGATCACGCTCGCCGCGCCGGGGAGGGCGGTCGACTGGAGGCCGCGCGACTGCACTCGGAGGGCCTAACCGTCTCGGACATCGCACGGCGTCTCGGCGTCGCCCGGGAGACTGTCTCGCGATGGGTCCATCACAAGGCCGTGGAGGCCGTGGCAGCGGAGCGGGCCGCGCGCGCCGCGGAGCACCGGGACGCCGTCGCCGCCGCTCGCGAGACTCTCCGCGCCGCAGCGGAGCGGGCCGCGGCCGTGCTCGTGGCGCAGCTCGAGGACTCGGACCCGGCCGTGGCCTCCGCCGCCGCGCGCACCCTCCTGGACCGGGTGGGCGTCCCGCGCGCGGAGGTAGTGCAGACTGCGCCCTCCCCGCTAGACCTCTCCGGCCTCTCCGCGGCGGAGCTGGATTCCCTCGAGGGGCTCCTGTCGCGCGTGGGAGGTGGGCAGTGACCGTCACGATCCCTCGCCCCGGAGCCGGACTCCTCGGGATGGCGCGCCGGATTGCGCCGCCGGGCCCTCCTCCGCCTCCTCCTCCCCCGCGCCCACCGCCGGTGCGCATCCCTCCTCCTCCTCCGCCTCCTCCTCCGGCGGAGGAGCCCGTGCGGCCCGCGGCCGCTCCGCTGCGGTCCATCCCGCCGGTGCGATCGGAGCTCCGGCCGCGTCGGCGCGGATCGATCCCGGGACGCGCCTCGCGCGAGGAGGAGGCAGAGCTCCTCGGCGTGGCGTCGGAGCGAGAGGCCGTGCTCCTCGGCGTGTGGTTTCTCGCGCGGCGCGAGGGGAGCACCGGGCCCCACGCGCTCGAGGAGGTCGCGGAGCTCCTCGCGCGGCACAATCGCGCGCCGGAGCGACACGTCATCTCCGCCCGCGTGTCGGCCCTCGTGACCGCGGGCTATTTGGAGCGCACGGGCTTCGGCACCGGCACCGTCCGCATCACCGCGGCCGGGATCACCCGCGCGAGGACGGCGCGGACGGTGGCGGACCTGGCCGCGGACGCGCGCCGCGCGACGACTCGGGTCGCCCGCGCCCTCGAGCGCGCGGCGGAGGGAGACTCGGCGCGGGTGCGGCGAGTCCGCGCCGCCGCGGAGGCCCTCGCCCGCGCGCTGGCGGACTTGGAGGCCATCGCGTGAGCGCCCCCGTCGCGCCGGAGCGAGTCCGCGCTGCGGTCGACGTGGAGCGCGTGCGCCGCGGCGGTTTCGCGGAGTTCGTGCGGCGCGCGTGGCCGCTCGTGGAGTCCGCACCCCTCTCGTGGGGATGGCACCTGGACGCGGTGGCAGAGCACCTCGAGGCCGTCGCGCGGCGTGAGATTCGCGACCTCGTGATCAACGTCCCGCCCGGCACGAGCAAAACGCTCCTCGCGTCCGTGCTCTGGCCCGCGTGGCTTTGGACGCTGGACCCGACGCACCGCCTGATTACGGCGTCATTCAATGAGCGGGTCATCCTCCACAATGCGCGGCGCACGCGCGCGTTGATCGATTCGCCGTGGTGGGCCGCGAGGTGGCCGGAGGTCGCGATCCCGCGCGGCGCGTCCGCGTCGAAAGCGGTGGATTTCTACGCGCTCAATTCTGGCGGGTGGCGCTATTCCGTCACGGTCCGCGGGGCCGTGCTCGGGATGCACGCGGACTCGCACGTGGTCGATGACCCGATTGACCCGCAGGGCGCGGCGATGGCCTCCGGCCTCGAGCTGGAGGCCGTGCTGCGGTGGCATCACGAGACAATGGCAACCCGGTTCCGCGATCAGAGTCGCTCGGCGCGTGTGCTCGTGATGCAGCGGCTCCACGAACGCGACCTTGCGGCGGAGATGGAGCGAGCGGGCGCCACCGTGCTCTGCCTCCCGATGCGCCACGAGCGGCACCATCCTCGCCGCTACGCGCGCGACCCGCGCACGGAGGAGGGGGAGCTCCTCGTGCCCGGGCGATACCCGGAGGATGTGGTCGCCCGGCTCGAGTCGAGTCTGGGCCCCTTCGGCACCGCGGCGCAGCTCCAACAGCGCCCCGCGCCCGCGGGCGGAGGCATCTTTCGCGCGGAGTGGCTTCGCCGCTTCTGGGTGGAGCTCCCGCGCGAGGCCTCCTGGACGCTCTCCGTCGACGCGGCTTTCAAGGGCGGTGACGGATCGGACTTCGTTTCGATTCAGGTGTGGTGTCACGCGGGCCCCGACCACTGGCTTGTGGATCGCGACACCCGCCGGATGAGCTTCACGGAGACGTGCGCCGCAATCGAAGCCATGAGCGCGCGATGGCCGCGGGCCGTCACGAAGCTCATTGAGGCGAAGGCCAACGGCCCGGCGATCATCGATGCCTTGACCGGCCGTCTCTCGGGGCTCACGCCCGTCGAGCCGCAGGGAGGAAAAGAAAGCCGGGCGCACGCCGTCGCTCCCCTCTTCGCGTCGGGAAACGTCCTCCTCCCGCACCCGGAGCGGGCCCAATACCCCGACGGCCGTCGGGGCGCTCCGTGGCTCCGCGGCGGCGTGGTCGACCTCTCGCGCGATGCCGCGGAGGGGAGCTTCGAGGCCTCGCTAATCGGCTTCCCACGCGCTCGACACGACGATGACGTTGACGCCGCGACGCAAGCACTCAATCATCGCGCGGGGAGCTTCGTTTCCCGCCTCCGCGCGGCCTTCGGGCCGCAGAAAGACCGCCCGTGAGCAACGATTCCGACACCTCCTCCTCCACCTTCGGAGCCCTCCTCCGCCGCGCGGTGGCGCGTGTCGACGGATGGGCCAACGCTTTCACCGGCGTCGGCGCAGTCGCCGGGCAGACCCGCCACCGCTCGCGCTTCGCCTTTCAGGGGAGTGAGAGGCAAGGGCGCGCCGCGCTGGAGTTTCTCTACCACGAGGACGCCTTCGCGAGACGCATCGCGGATGCTCTCCCTGCGGCCGGGATGCGCCCGGGCTTTCGCGTGCGCGTGGGGGACGAAGCCGCGGAGACGGCGCTCCAGGGAGCACTGGACGACCTCCTCCTTGCGCGGCGCGCGCGCGAGGCCTGGACCTGGTCGCGGGTGCACGGCGGCGGGGCCCTCCTCCTCGGATGCGACGATGGGCGTCGGCCGGAGGAGGAGCTGGACGTGACCGCGCTGCGCGCGGTGCGGTGGATCGCGAGCGTCACGGCGCTCGAGCTCGTGCCGCACGCGTGGGACACGAGCCCCACGAGCGCGCGTTTCGGTGAGCCGATTGTCTATCGGCTCCAGCGCACGTCCAGCGGAGGAGGCTCGGACAACTCCCTCGTGCACTGGACGCGCGTCGTGCGGTTCGAGGGGCTCACCACCACGCGGACGCGCCGCGCGCAACTCGACGGGTGGGGCGAATCCGTCCTGCAAAACCTTTTCGATGTGCTCCAGGAGTGGAATGGGGCGCACGCGTCGGTGACGGAGCTCCTCTCGCAGAGCTCCGTGTCCGTCTTCAAGATGAGGGACTTGATGGCCCTCTTGGGATCGGACCCGCAGGGCCTCCTCCGCGCGCGGCTCGAGGCGATGGACCTCTCTCGGAGCGTCGCAAGGTCCATCCTCCTGGACGCGGACGGCGAGTCCTTCGAACGCACGGAGGTGGGAGCTCTGTCGGGCTTCCCGGAGCTCCTCGACCGCTACTCTCTCCGCGTCGCGGGCGCGGCCGGGATGCCGGTCGCGGTGCTCCTCGGGAGGTCTCCAGCGGGCCTCAACGCGACCGGCGATGCGGACACTCGCGGGTGGGATGACGTGGTGGACGCGGAACGCCGCACCGTCCTCCTCCCGGCGCTCGAGCGGGTCGCCCGTCTCGTGCTCCTCTCGCGCGAGGGGCCCACGGCGGGCGCGGAGCCGGAGGGGTGGAGCGTCGTGTTGCCGCCGCTCCGCACGAGCACACCCGCGGAGGAGGCCTCGCTCCGCAAGGCAGTTGCGGACACGGACGTTGCCTACGTTCAAGCGGGCGTGCTCACGCCGGAGGAGGTGGCGCGATCCCGCTTCCGCCCGGAGGGGTGGAGCGCCGAGACCACCGTCGACCTCGAGGCCCGCGAGGAGCCCGACGCCACGGCCGACGCGGAGCCCGACGCGGCCACGGCCGACGGCGATTGGCGGAGCGACGCCCTCGAGGACGTCGACCTCACGCCGACGGAGGAAATGGCCGATGCCGCGCGCCGCGCGCTGGAGGCCCGCGCGGAGGCTCCGCCGTCGCGGCGCGGGATGACCTCCGTCGGCCTCGCGCGGGCCCGCGACCTGCTCAATGGCCGCGCGCTTTCGCCGGAGACTGTCAGGAGGATGAAGGCCTATTTCGACCGCCATGAGGTCGACAAGGCCGGAGCGACATGGGGCGATCGTGGGCCCGGCTGGCAAGCGTGGCACGGGTGGGGCGGCGACGCGGGGCGGGCGTGGGCAGAGCGAAAGGTCCAAGAGCTGGACCGCGCGGCGGAGCGAGAGTGATCGCGGCCGCAGTCGCACGCGCGGACGCGCCGCGGCTCCCGCTGGCGCGCGTGCTCGGTCGGAGGCCTCGCGCGGCGCGCCCGTCGGGCGTGAGGGGTGTCCCGCCGTCGGGAGCGATGGCCACCATGACCGCGGCCCTCCTCGAGCTGGACCGCGCGCTAACGCGATCGATCGCAGCGGAGGTGCGCGCGGCCGCGCCGGAGCTCCTCGAGGAGCCGCGCGCGGACGCGGATGGCCCGGTGACGGGGCCCGCTGGAGGAGTCGCTCTCCCGGAAGGCGCTGTCCGCCTCCTCCTCCGCCGTCTCCGCTCCCTCCTCGGAGGAGTCTCCCTCCTCGCGCGGCGCGCGGCGCGCGTCCTCGAGCGGGTCTTCGCTTCCGTCGCGCGGCACTCGGAGCACGAATGGACGCGCCAGCTCGCGGCCCTCGGCATCCCGCTGGACGATGTGGCCGCGCCCAATCTCGCGTTCCTGCGCACCCTCTGGCGGCGGCGCAACCTCGACCTCATCAAGCGACTCTGCGAGAGCAAGATCGCGCGGGTGGAGCGCACGCTCTTGGCGAATCGCGGCGCGCGCGTGCAGACCCTCGCGCGCCGCATTCAGGCCGCAACGGGCACCGGTGCGGGACACGCGCGGCTCCTCGCGCGGGATCAAACGCTGAAGCTCTATGGGCAGGTGCAGCAAGCGCGGCATCAATCGGCGGGTGTGACTGAATACGTCTGGCGCTCGAGTCGCGACGAACGCGTGCGGCTCACGCACAAGGCACTCGACGGCACGCGCCACCGCTACGCGGACCCGCCCGTGGTCGACCCGCGCACGGGCCGTCGTGCGCACCCGGGCGACGACTATCAGTGCCGGTGCACCGCAGACCCGGTGCTCCCCGGAATCGACTAGATATCCAGCGGTTTCGCGCGAATCGACGCGGCGCGAGAGATAATCGTCCGAAAGGTGTTGACGGCACGTCTAGACGGGTTTAGGTTCCGTGGTGTCAGGGCGATGGAGCCCCGACGAAACGGGAGAGAGACCATGAGCGACACGAACATCACCGCCGAGACCGCCGAGACCGCCGAGACCTCCATCGCGATCATCTATCCGACGGAGTGCCTGCACGACCGCCGCCCCGGCGAGCATCGCCCCCAGCCCGTCGTGCTCGAGCTGGACCCGGAGGAGCGGACCCTCACCGTGCGCGTCGACCACAACGACCGCAACACGCGCTCTTTCGCGGTCTACCACGGCCGTGTGGCTCACTGGGAAGTCCCGGCGCTCACGCGGTCGGCCGCGGAGGAGCTCCTCGAGGACGTGCGCCCGCTGGCGGAGCGTGCGGTCGCGGGCTACTCCATCCGATGGGACGGCCACAACCGCGTCGGTGAGTACCGCGGCGACGGCGCGGACGCGATGGACGAAATCTCGGAGCTCCTCGAGGGCCGCGATTGGCAGGAGTGCGACACGGTCCAGGTGTGGGATGCCGCCGACTACTTGCAGCCGATCCGCCGCGAGGCCGCGGAGTTGCTCGGGATCACCGCGGAGAGCACGGACGCGGACCTCGAGCGCGTGGAGGAGGAGCTCTGCGCGGAGGCGCGGCCCGCGCTCCTCGAGGGCGTCATGGAGGCGCTGGAGGCGATCCGGGAGCGCCTGCAGGATGAGGCGGCGGAGGCCGCGGAGGCCGCGGAGGAGGAGGCCCGCACGATCGCGGAGGCGATGGCCGCGGCCGACCTCGAGTGCGCCGATGACACCGACGCACTCGCCCGCAAGGTGGTGGTCGACACGGACAACACCTCCGGCGTGCTGTCGTGCGAGTGGGAATTGCAGACCATCATGCACGAGCACGGATGCACGGAGGCGGTGGCGATCCGCGCGGTGGCCCTCTACGGAAACGCCCTCCTCCGACTCTCGGAGGAGCACGTCGAGTCGCTGGACGCCGCGGAGGTCGCGTGATGGCCGCGGAGCTCTCCCTCGCCCTCCAGGCCCTCCGCGTGCTCCGCGCCGCGCTCCTCGAGCGGGTGGCGGACCCGGAGGCCCGGGCCCTCGTGTCCCGATCGCTGGACGCCGCGGTGGAGCACGTGCGCGCGGCGGCGCTTGCCGCAGGGGTGCGCCCGTGAGCCGCCGCTTCGACCCTCTCGCCCTCGCGCCCATCGCGACCTCCCTCGCCTCCGCCGCGGTGGAGCTCGCGGCGGTCGCGGAGCTGGCGCGCGGACAGTCCGACGCCGCGACGTGGATTCTGGCCGTCGCGGGGTGGGCGGGCCTCGCGTGCTCCGCTCTGGCGGGACTCGCACTAGCGGAGCGCCGACCGTGACCGCCCGCGGCCCGGGCCGTCGGCCCCTCAATCTCACGACGCTCGCGGCGGAGCTCCACCGGCTCCTCGCCGGTGTTCCTCCCGCATGGGTGCGCCCGCGGACGCTCCAGAGCCTCCAGCGGGCGCGGGAGCTCCTCCAGCGTGACCTCCGCGCGGCGCAGTCCTCCTCCTCCTCCCTGGAGGCGTTGGCGGGCACGCTGGAGGTCTCTCCGACCACGGCCGACGGCCTCGTGCGCGCGGGCCTCCTCGAGCGCCGGAGGGAGGCGCCGTGAGCATCGATCCATTCCGCCTCGCGGCACCCGCCGTGGTCAATGTCTCGGGCGGGCGGACCTCCGCCCTCCTCCTCCGGCGAGTGATGGACGCGCACGGCGGTCGACTCCCGCCGGGCGTTTTCGCGGTGTTCGCGAACACCGGAGACGAGCATTCGCGCACGTTGGAGTTCCTCTCGGAGATTGCAGTCGCATGGGGCGTCGACCTGCGATGGATCGAACGCGACCGGTCGCTCGAACACGGCTTCGCGGAGGTCACCTTCGAAACCGCGTCGCGGCGCGGAGAGCCCTTCGCAGACCTGATTCGACAGAGACGATTCCTCCCGAACGCCACCGCGCGATTCTGCACGGTGGAACTGAAAATCGAAGCCATGCGTGCGTTTATGCGGGCGCAGGGATTCGACCACTGGACGTCCGCCGTGGGCCTGCGCTTCGATGAGGCGCGGCGCGTGGCGCAGCACCGGGAGCGCCAGCGGGAGGAGGAGGACTTCGACAGTGTCTATCCGCTCCACCGCGCGCGGGTCACGCGCGAGGACGTGGAGGCATTCTGGCGGGGACAGCCCTTCGACCTCGGACTCCCGCCGTGGGCAAGCAATTGCCGCGGGTGCTTCCTGAAAAGCCGCTCCATCCTCGAGCGCACGGAGCGCGATGCGCCGGGAGCTCTCTCGTGGTGGGCGCAGCGGGAGGCGGAGGTCGGCGGGACGTTCGTTCGCGGGCGGCGCTATCTGGACGTGATCGCGGACGCCGCGCGCCCGATGCTTCCGATGGCGCTGGACGGCGAGGAAGTATCCCCTGCGTGCTCGTGCACGGATCGCCGTCGCCCGCGCCGGTGCTCATGCCGCCGGAGGCGCGGAGAGGGCCACGCCCTCACGTGCTCCACCGTGCTCGGAGGCGCGTCGTGAGGCTCCGCGTCACGATCGGATCGCTCTTCGCCGGGATCGGCGGGCTAGAGCTGGGACTCGAAAGTGCCTTGCGTGAGGGAGGTTTTGATGCCGAAACGACATGGC